TACTCTCGTAAAACTGACATTGATCTGTATGTGGAGGAGATTGAGAAGAAGAATGACTAACTTTTCAGAGATTGGTTATGACGTAGGTAGTTTAGTATCAGACAAGCAACGTGCTTACGGAGATTCTTTTGGTCGTAGTGGTGAATGTCTAAGGCAGATGTTTCCTGATGGTATTAAGACAGATCAGTATGATGATCTGCTTACGATTGCAAGGATCCTCGATAAACTATTTCGTATTGCCAATAACCCTAACGCTTTTGATGAAAATCCATATCAGGACATTGTGGGCTATGGGCTACTAGGAATGAACCGCCATAAAGTCAAAAAATAATATGAAGAAACTATTACTAACATTATTCATCCTTGCAGGATGTACTTCCGAGAATACATCATCAGGACCTGGGGATGGAACTACTCCTCCTGTAGAGACTTGTGATTTTATTGAGTCCTTTGTTGACCATCAAAGTCCAGAGACTGCACAGTTTGTCACCACCTTACCTGTCTTTTCTGAGTACAGTTTGTGTGGTAACAACACCCACATGTACCTAACTGAAACTATTTTTCAGGTAGACCAAGACCATTACCTATTTCCTTTAGTGTCTCTAGAGGATACAGTAACAGTTAATTTTGTGGTAGATACAGAGAGCAACCCTCCGTACTCAATACCACACTCCTACTATTAAATTCCATGTTGTTTATGATGGTGGAGATCCAATCCAAATCGCTTATTTCATCGGAGCTATCACAAATGTTACTGTTCTAGATTGGCAGGTTCCAATGTTAGGAGAGTATCAGAATGATTTGATTGTTGAAGTAAGCTCTTTTGTAAACTATCCTTTTGATGCAAGTTCGTCACAAGATTACATTCTTAAGTTTTGGTAAAACAGAAAAAAGTACCTGTTAATAGAACCACTGAAGGTGTAACAACTACGGAATACTACGCATTGTCTATTATTAGTAATGAAGAACTGGTGGAGTGCGTTGAGAAGTATGATAGTGACCTTGCAGCGGAGATCCAACTTAGATTTAATTATTATTTTAAAGAGCTTGATTGGCTTTTCGATAAGTTAGAAAAAAAATAAATCTGAATTTTTTAGAGAGTCCCCTTGACAAGGGCTCTCTTTTTTGGTATAATGGGGGCATGAAATACAACTGCCCTAACTGCCTGAGCCTCGACCTCACTATGACCCTGACCGTGTTGGACGTAAACCCCAACAACGTTAGAGTTGACCTTGGCGAAAATGACTATAATTATGGTCGTATTATTTGCCAAGGTTGCAACTTGTGTGGTCCTGCTGACTACTTCCTTACTCCAAAAACTAACACTTACCAAAACTAATACTATGAACATCAAAGAACTTTGCAACGAACTCTTCAACCAAACCAACACCTCAGAAGACCTTAGACTCGTTTGGGATACTGCCCAATCAATACAAGACAAGCTATCTCACCTCGCTAGGAGGGAGTTCTCGATTGGGCAAGAGGTCCAGTTCGAATCTAAGCATGGTCTAGTCCAAGGCCGAGTCTCTAAAATCAATAAGAAGAGTATTAAGGTTACGAGTTCAGGTGGAATGATGTGGCTTGTTGCCCCTACTCTTCTAAGTCCTCTTAGCATGGAACGTTAATATGGTACAAGAAATACATCACGTTGATTACGATGGTCCTGAAATTATTTCCTGCCTTCACTTAGTCGAGCTTTGGCTAGGAGAAGGTGCTGGGGACGGAGTTACTTACAAGGATGGTAAACTCGTTTCACGCACCAAACTAACTGAGAAAGATGCAGAAGCATTTATCGCTAAACAGTTATTTAAGTACACCGACTGTGGTGTATCTTTTAGTGCGGACTCTACAGGAATCCACATTGCAGGATACGCAGAAGGTTCAGAACATGAACTGCCTGTTTATTCTTTAGAGTGGGAAACCTTTACTGTAGGGACATTTGAATACACAGTAGAAAAAGCAGACCGAGAAGGTTGTTACGAGTGGGAATATGTAAACGGTACGCTTGAAGCAGAAGGTTATGAGTGATGGCTACACAACAGAATCTAGATAAAACTTACATGAATATGGCTATAGAGTTATCTAAACTGTCATACGCAAAAAGAAAAAAGGTTGGTTGTCTTATCGTAAAAGACACTCAAATAATTTCTGAAGGATTTAATGGAACACCTAAAGGGTTTCCTAATCAATGTGAGACTCTTTCAGACTCCGATGAACTCTACACAAAACGAGAAGTACTTCACGCAGAATCAAATGCTATTAGCAAAATAGCTAGATCTACTAATAGTTCCGAAGGTGCTACTCTCTATGTAACAACTGCTCCTTGTTACGATTGTAGTAAACTTATTATTCAAGCGGGAATAGTAAGAGTAGTTTATAAAGACTTATACCGAGATCACGGACTGAGTTTACTAGAACGTGCTGGGGTAGATATTACTTACTATAAATCCTTAGGTCTTTAGGTACTACTAGCAGTTCCACTTCTTTAAAGAAAGGCTGAGACGATCTCTCCCCCTACTCCTCACGATCCTCTATCGTAACGATCTTGTCTTAGTTTATTAAATGTGGTAACATTACCATACACCAGTTCAATCGTTACTTCCCCATCGTGGCTAGAGTTCTTAGGATGATCCTCTAAACGAATGTTAACACAATCCATAATTTCAGTGTTATCACATTTAAATTCTACTATCCCAGGATTCCCAATATCAGCAAAAGTTACTTGACCATAAACACCTGAAACATTACCTGCTGCAATATCGTCTGTGGTAACTTCGTTGGCAATATTTACATCTACCGTTATGCTATGAGCAGTATGCGAAGAAGGTCCACTAGGTTCAATCCATGCGATACAATGATCTCTTATATCATTACTACCGTAATCGTAATGAACTTCTATTCTAGCATAGTTACATTTAATTCGGTTTCCACCTGAATCTACGAAAGGGAATCCAGAAGCAGCACCGTTCATGATTACGCTAGAAACAGCATAACCATAAGTTCTGTCACCAGAGTTCAGGTTTAGAGCTAGTCCAGCCATTTAACAATTCCACTTCTTTAAAGAAAGGCTGAGACGATCTTTACCAGTATTATTACTAGCTTTTTGTCTCTTACGCATACCTGACATTCTAGCACAGAATGATTTTCTACGGTTTGCAGATTTACTACCTTTCTTTAGCTTAGAAGGCTTAGTGGTGACAGCAGTTTTTAGCTTAGATCCTGGGTTATTAGCACGGTAAGAAGCTACTCCTTTCTTGTTTAAACCCCCTTCAGGGTTTTTTCCCTCACTTCTCTGCCAAGCAGCAGACTTCTTCTCGCTTAAGAGCTTACCGATCCTTTGGTATGTTTCTTTTACACAGGAACCCTTTGCGTAAGGTGTTGATCCCTTCTTTGGCTTGTAGCCTGTCCAGCATCTAGTTTTTCTTTTTGCTTCTTTTTTTCTTGACATTTGTTATCTCCTATGTTATTATATAGTCATCTTTCCCTAAGAAGTGTGACATATACTCTCTTAGCTCGCTATCTTCCATATTCATTTTTGCAGAGTTTAACCAATAAGGAATAACTTGGATATTATCATCAGTGTATCCTAGTTTACTGTCAATTCTATCAACAGAGGCAGTGATGTACATCTTATCTTTTTCTAAAATAAGCATATAAGGAAACTCTTCTAAACCTTTGTAAGTAAGCTCTACAAGCTTTTTTTGAGTTACTTGGGATCTATCTCTACCCTCTCTATTAGCAGTTCTCCATTGAGTTGCCCAATAGTAAATCCTAGCATCGAGGTCTTCCACTATTTGCTCTCTTTTTTGTTTGTAGTACTCTCTGCCTTTTCTAATACGCTCACTTTTTATTTCAGGGTTTTCTTGCTCTCTAATCTTTTTTCTTTCTTTTTCGTACTTTGCGTGACAAGACTTACAAAGAGATCTGTGCCCTCCTTTCTTTTTAACCAGATAATCTATTCTAGACTCTCCACATTTATTACATTTTTTTTCTTTCATAAGGTTCTTTCTTGACAATGAGGTTCTTCCTCTGTATAATATATAGTATTGACCCACACAACTCAGGTATATTAATATGAACATTTTCTATCTTGATTCCAACCCAAAACTCGCCGCTCAGTATCACTGCGACAAGCACCAAAAAATGATTCTGGAGAGTGCCCAACTTCTATCCACAGCACACCGAGAAACTGATTCACCTTGGGCTGATCAGGTTTACAAGTCTACTCACAAACAACATCCTTCTGCCCTTTGGGCACGGTCCAGCCAAGAACATTACAGTTGGCTTTATGAACTTTTTCGGGAGCTTGCTGAAGAGTTCTTTAAACGTCGAAATAGGTTTCATGCTTCGTGGACTAAGCTAAGTCCTATCCTCCGCAATATGCCTCAGGGAGTGCCCTCTAAAGGCTTCGAACCCCCTCCTCAGTGTATGCCTGACGAATACAAGCATGAGGACGCTGTGGAGGCTTACAGGGCTTACTACATGGGAGACAAGGCAGCAATAGCTGAGTGGAACTGGGGTCGATCTGCCCCTGATTGGTTTGAGAAAGTTCAAGAAAAAGCTTGACATTGGCCCCAAACTATGGTATAATAGACTCATGAACGAACAGCAATTAGAACTCATTGAAAAGAAATACGGCAAACTCATCCACAAGATCGGACATTGGATCTCTGGTGATAATGCTATTGCAGGACATGAAGACAACACCCAAGATATTTGGATTGCAGCTATGGAGGCAATCCGAGGTTATGAGAAGAAAGAGAACCAGACCTTCGATCAGTTCTGGGGAAGTAAAGGGTTTGACAAGTACCTTAAGACCTGTCTCTGGAATGTAAAGAACAGTAAAGGTGCAAAGATCACCAAGAAGTACCCCCTCACTAAAGGTACTGTAGATGTTTGGGAAAACGTTGAAGTCCTGAACAGGGTGGACGAGTCGCAAACTACCCCTGAGACTGAGATTTTTATTGAAGAGCTTAAGGAGATCCTTAGTAAGGATCAAGCCTTTGTAATCAAATGTGTCTTGGATGATCCCAGGTTCATTAAACCATCTGGTAAAGTAAACATCAACGCTATTGCTCTTAAAATGGGCAAGACTTGGAACGAAGTTAGCCAACTAATTAACGAAGTCGGTATTAAAATCGGAAACGATCTATAGGAGAAACACAATGGGATTCATTAGAAAACTAATTTACGCTACCCTCGTCCCCAAAGAGGTGAGAGAAGCAGTCAAGATTGATGAGCTTAAGAAGCTCAATGAAAAGAAGAAGTAATAGGATTAAACATGAACCCAAACAAACTAGAAGAGATTTTAAGACTCCACAAGCTTTGGCTTGCAGGTGATAAGGATGGTGAGCGCGCTGACTTGTCATATGCTGACTTGTTTAAGACTGACTTGGAATGGGCTAACTTGTTTGAGGCTGACTTGTCATATGCTGACTTGAAAGGTGCTAACTTGTCACATGCTAACATGTTAGATGCTAACTTGAAAGGTGCTAACTTGGAAGGTGCTAACTTGACATATGCTGACTTGGAAGGTGCTAACTTGAAAGGTGCTAACTTGTCACACGCTAACCTGAAAGGGGCTGACCTGACAGATGCTGACTTGTCATATGCTAACTTGGTAGATGCTCACTTGTCATATGCTGACTTGTCATATGCTGACTTGACAGGTGCTGACTTGAAAGATGCTGATTTGAAAGATGCTAACTTGTTAGATGCTAACTTGAAAGGTGCTTGCTTGATAAATGCTAACTTGACACATGCTGACTTGGCAGGGGCTGACTTGGAAGGTGCTTACTTGAAAGGTGCTGACTTGACAGGTGCTAATTTGGCAGGTTCTCGATTGAAAGATGCTGACTTGTCAAAAGCTAACTTGACAAACGCTAACTTGACAGATGCTGACTTGTCAAATGCTGATTTGACAAGGGCTGACATGACAAAAGCTAACTTAAAAGATGCTAAATTGCGAGATGTTGACTTGACAGATGCTAACTTTTTTGATGCTGACTTGAGATATGCTGACTTGAGATATCCTGGATTGACAGATGCTATCTTTAAAAGTAATAAATTGTCCGAACAAACTAAAAACCCCTCTTACGGAGAGAATACCATGAACTTTACAGTAACTAAAAAATCCCCATCTAAAATTATTAAAGGTTATTACAATGACATTAACCTTTTCCTACGAGTGGAAGACACTCTAGGTGAGTTTGGAGCGGAGCGAGACATTGAAGGCAACCCTACGGAGTCCTCTTGGATTCAATATGGGAAGAAACTACATAATATTAATGTAGTATTCCTACCCCTTAATAAACAATGGGCAGGATACACGGTCATTTACGAAGACGAGATAGTAACCATCACCCTTTGAACTATGTTAAACATTATAACAGACACAACAGGAACCGTAATGTACTTCATGGTTGTTTTGTTGTTAATCTACCAATTAGTCAAAACTATTCTTAGTGAGAAAAGAAAATAATGGTTATGGAGCGTTAATTATGAAAAAACTAATTGGACATATGAGTGTGGACGCAGGAATTTGCTGGGTAGGAGATCCTTGCTATGTGATGGGAAATGATTCCAGTCATAGAGTAAGTGATTGGGGTGAATTCTGTAGCAAGATCACAGAGATGAAGCACCATGCTGCTCCCCTTGGGGAAGGTGTTGGCTTTGCTATCAGTACAGGTTACGGAGATGGCTCTTACCCCGTGTATATTGAAACCTCAGACGAGGGAGAATGGGGCGAGAGAGTAAAAAGTATCACCATTGATTTCATTGGTGACGAAGAAGAGGACGAAGATGAAAACTGCGTATGAAAGTAAAGTGTGAGAAGTGTGGAGCTAAAGAGAAGTACCTCCAGCCTTACGAAGATATGGGCTACCTAAACGTGTATGAAGACTATATTGTAAATAATGAATCTAGAAATAATAATAAAGAAAAGAAGATGTGGTATTACTTCTGTAACAAGTGTCACCACATACAGCCAAAATGAAGTTAATCTATTTGGAACTCCGCTCATGTGGAAGGACAGGACTACCTCTTCTGTTAAGCATATGGTAGAAGATGAGTATAAACTATTACGTGACAGAGTTTTAGAGCTTAAACCAGAGATACTGACCAATACAACACTATGAATAAAGACTGTAGAAGGGATGCAATAGAGTTTGACTGGAAGATCTTAAAGTTGGCTCCCGCGATTGTATTTGAGGTAGGAGCAAAAGAACATATCCTTAGAACTACTAAGACTCCCTTCAGAGCTAATCCAGATAACCTGTATTCCGATGAAGATATGAAGGATTTAGAAGAGTGGGCTATAGAAAGGATGGAGTGGGAATATATCTACGAAGTTCAGATTTGGCAAGAAGCTTTCGGATATCCTTACATTATCCGAGGTTGTTAAATTTTTTGGGAAATTTTTTTTTAGAGGAAGATTACCTCATCCCTGAAGGCTCCTGAGAAGCTCCCTAAGACCCCCTAACATATTATGCAACACTCCCCTAGAAAGAAGCACAAGAAGAGCAGAGACGAGGTTACAGCCTCTCTAATCCTAATGGTATTATCAAGCCTAGCAGGAGTTCTACCAAGCTACCTGTGATAACCATGAGTACGAAGAATGAATAAATACCAACAAATAAAGTGTCCGAACTGTAAGGGTTTGTGGGTGTTTAGTAAAGAGGTATCCTCGTTAGCTCCTGCTATAGAACCTATGGTTGGAAAGGAACTTAAGGTTATACTTAGGTGCGGGTATTGTGAGGAGAAAGAACCAAGTATGGTTTTCTACTGTGATCTAGAGGATGAATGGGAAGAATGTTAGAAAGAAAAACTTTTCGCCAAACAGACCATAGAGGAATAGCAACAAGAACAGAATAACCAAAAAGTCAAAGTATAAGAAAGAGAGAGTGTACTATAACAAACAAAAGAAAGTAATCAAGATCATAACCAAGTTACCAGCAATCATTATACTCTGGTTCATAGAATCATATAACCTAGAACCATAAAAGAAGGCAAAGAGTATAAAAAAATTATATAAATAAAGGGAAAAAAAAGGTAACAACCAAAAAGTCAAATAAGAGACGCAATATAACACAACCCCCATATACTCAACCAAAAAGTCAAACCATTCATAATTAGACCCCAAAACAACACCTAACAACCAAAAAGTCAAACCACTTATCTCAAAATTTAGTTATTGCTTTACCCTTTCCACATCTAATTTCAAGTAATTCCGAACTAATTCTAAACTAAATTTTTTGTTTTCACGGACCCGAATTAGCTCTAAACCTATTTAAAATTTTTTAGATGAAGCTCAAAAAGAGTTTTTACCCCCTCAAACCTGGCTTTCATAAAATAGAAAAACCCCCTTTACGACCCCTTTAGTTAGGTTCGCCTAGGGGCTAGACAAGCTTTTGAACTCAAATCCATTCAGAACTGGTCAAAACATTCAATCCGAACACAAAATAAGATTCAATCCAACCCTAAAATAAGATTGGATTGAACCCTAAACTCTAATCAAGGAAGTATTCTAACTGATCTTCCGTATCTTTGAACTGTTCATAAAGGAAGTTATGGATTCGGCACAGCAAAAAATCCTTTGCTTCTTCTTCGTTTAGCTCCATAGATTCCTCAAGAAGTGAGGTATCTTCTATATCTGCCAAGAGGCATGAAAGGTATTCCAATCGTTTTTCTAGGTCTTTATAATTCATTTTTTTCCTTAGTGAGTGAGAAATCGAACGGTTTTAGAAGTGGTCCAACATAAACCACATGAGGCACAATCTTTTACTTTCCCCTTCTGTTCAGGACAATCAAACGATGCACCGTCAAATGATTCTTCGGCTGCATAGATTGAAGTTGGATCAGCGGCATCAAATGATTCATTTTGCGAATAACGAATAGAACAACGGTCTGCAAATCGGTTGTTTAGAAACCAAATAGCCTTGCCAATAGATTGATTTTTGAGCCTACCCGTGTATCCGAATAAGGATAGTTTCGAGTGCTTCATTAGCATATCTTGCCAGAACTCAACATAATCAGTCGAGAAGAAATCGCCCAGGACATGTAATCTAATCACGACCCCGTTCTTATGTTTTTTGAGAAGAACTTCAATATCGCTTTCCAAGTGGGATTCAATGTTTTCTTGATCGAAACGGTGTGCGAATGGCATGTTATTACCATAACAATCGTTCCAATGGTGACAGGTTGTGGGGCATGTTTCCCTTTCAACTAGCGTCAGAGAATACAATCTTTTCCCTTCCCACTTCTTAGAAGTTACAACGTAACCTAGTTTAGCGTTAGAGCTTCCTTTCTTCAAGAGATCAGCCCTAGCAGGCTTGATGCTCTTCTTATATATCGTAGAGATTTTCATGTCTGTATTATACCAAAATCGGAGGTATTTCGCAAGGCCTTTTTCGGCTCTTTTCGGATTTACTTTGGGAACTTTTTGAACCTAAGTTGTGGATATTACTAGAGTTACGTCAATTTGCCCGGCCCCAATCCTGGCTTGTCAAGCCAAATCCTTAGATTACTCCTCGGGGGCTGAGAGAATCCTAGCCTCGTACATGATATCCTCTACCGCTTCGTAGATGTGATAACCGTCATCATATAGCTCGGAGATGTAGAACTCAAGATCAGTGATAACACCAAAAGAATACCCCTCGGTTTCTAGTTCGTCGATCACCTTGGCTTCGAAGGTTTCAAGGTCCATATCTAATAGTTCATCACTTAGCATCTTTTCCATCCTCAATAGGCTTACATTCGTCTTCGCAAGGCAAGCACCAGTAGAAATCATCATAATCAAAAGTGAGATCCATTGGATCAAAAGCACTATTTGCATCAACCATAGCGATTACTTGCTGGGTGATGTTACTCGAATCGCATACGTCACATCTAAGCATCTTGAAAGTCCTCCATCATGCCATCAAATAGATCATCAAACCATGCATCCAGTTCTTTCGAACACTCCGCACAGTAGTTGTTTTT